TTACTCACTTAATATAGGAGATTTAGCATGAGTACATTAAAAGTAACGAATGTTGCAGGTTTAACTGGTTCGTCAACTAGTCTTGTAGATGGCGTAGCAAAGGCTTGGGTAGTACTTGAAGCAATTGGTTCACATTCCGTTTTGGATTCACACAATAATTCTAGTGTTGCTGATTTAAGAACAGGAGTAGTAACAATTAATTTAAGTACAACAATGGGAAATAGCAATTATCCAATAACACAATCGTGTATGTCAACTTATGAAAACACAACTGGAAGTAATGGAAGAGTTGCTACTAGTTCTCCCCAACTCAACGGAACGTTAGTTACCACTTCTTATCAAATGAATCATAAAGACTCAAGTGATTCAGTTATTGATAGCTCTAGAATAACATCAGTAATACATGGAGATTTAGCGTAATGGCAGGTACAATTTTAGCAGATGATATTCAGCACTCCACAGCAGGAAGCGTGGGTACGGAGTATGTAGTGAATGGTAGTGCGAAGGCTTGGATTTCTTTAAATGGAGATACTGCTTCATCAAGAGATAGTTTAAATGTTGGTTCTATAACTGATCATGGTGTAGGTAATTATACTACTAATATTAGTTCTAGCATGGGTAATGCTAATTATGGTGTCTCTGGTGCTTGTTGTGCTCAGGGTTCAGCAAACAGTACACGAAACATGGTGCAAATTAATTCAAGTGCTCACAATACTGTAAGTGCTCCTGTTACTGGTTCTTTCCGTAGTATTTGTATACATGATGGCAACAACGTAGGTCAAGACGTAGAGTATTTAACTTTAACAGCACATGGAGACCTAGCATAATGCAAACACCTGAATTTCAAGGAACGCATCTTTGGGATAGATTATGTTGGGCAAAGGAAAACCTTGAGCCACATCAATCAGAATATCGTGTTGTTTTTGAGGATAACATTGATGAGTGTGCTTCTATACTTGTACCTGACCCTAATTGGATGGCTTGTGCATTACAAGGTGGGATACTTCCACCTGTAGAAGTTTATTGGGCATTAGCAGAAGATGAAGCTAAACCTGATTTCAAGAAACATACAAGGGGGTACTTATTGCACAATACTAAACCTGTAGATGCAATGACAGAAGAACAAGCAATAGAATATCTTATTATGAAAGATGTGCCACAAAGTGTGTGGCGAGATTATCAAAAAGCTAACAGACCTAAATTAGTTATTTGTAAAACTAATCAGCTTCCAAAGACAAGAGAATGGCGTAATTCTTGGAAGATTGATGAATCAGTCAACGCCATAAAAGAAGTAGCATAAGGAGTAAAAAATGCCAGTAACATACATACAAGACAAGGATGGTAATAGTATAGACGCTTCTGTAGCGACTGTTCCATCTAACAGACATTTCAGAGAAGCATGGTCACTAAGTGGAAATGTTATCACTGAAGATTTAACAAAAGCAAAAGAGCTATTCAAAGATAAAATAAGGGAAGCAAGAAAGCCTTTATTAGATGCAGAAGATGTTGTGTACATGAAAGCCTTAGAAGCTGATGATGCTAGTGCTAAAGCTGCAAGTGTAACAAAGAAACAAGCACTGAGAGATGCACCTGCAAATTCTGCAATTGATGCTGCCACAGATATCGCAAGTTTAAAGGCAACATGGAATACAGACTTGTTAGGTGATAGTCCATACGCATAGAGTGGGGTAGCAGATGAAACTAGAAATGAAGCCTGAACTCCAAGTACAGATGGAACTAGACGCACATGAAAAAGAATGTGCTGTCCGATATCAAATGGTCAATGATAAGCTCTGTACTCTAGACAAAAGAATGTGGCGAATAGAAGCTATGTCTATGGTGGGTACACTTGGAGTAGTGGCTTTGGTTGTAGCAATAGTGATGAAGTAGGGATAAAGATATGGCAGCAATAACTACAAATGAACAGCTAGAAACAGAAGTAGGAAAATTAGCCGCTGGGCAAACTGCGGGAACACCTCAAGTAACGGCAGTAACTCAAACAGCAACTGACGTAGAAGATATATCAAATATATCTCTAGGAACATCTCCTACTGCGGCTACTGTAGAAGCCCAACCTTCCGATATAGTTACAACAGCACCGACTGCTCCTTCTGCAGATACAGGGCAAGTCGCTTCCACTACAACTATTGCTCCTAATATAACTCAAATGGATGCAGCTCAGATTAAACCTACTGGGCAATACATGGAAGACGTTCAGGGGACAGTGAGTGCAGGGTCTATTGCCACAGCACAAACAGAACAACTAGATGAAAAAGCAACGACTCAATATCAACTAGCTCAATTATTATCTAGTATAGAGGATGGAACAGAAATGCCACCGTGGGCATCCCCTGCTGTTAGAAAAGTGGGTGCGATCATGCAAGCTAGAGGTCTTGGTGCATCTAGTATGGCTTCTGCGGCTATGACACAAGCTGTTATGGAGTCAGGAATTGTTATTGCAGCACAAGATGCTAATAAATATGCTACTATACAACTACAAAATTTAAATAATAAACAACAAACTGCTTTAGCAAATGCTGCTACTTATGCTGCGATGGATAAGGCTAACTTATCTGCAAGATTACAAGGGGCAGTAACAAATGCTCAAGCATTACTGACAGTCGATACTAAAAACTTAGATGCACAACAAAAGGCTGATACTTTAAGCTACAATGCACTAACTCAAGCTCTGTTCAAAGATGCGGCCGAAGACAATGCAAGACAACAATTTAATGCAAAGAATCAGCTACAAGTTGATCAGTTCTTTGCGGAACTTGAAGCACAAGTAGAAACAGCCAATGCTAACAGAGTATCAGCACTTGCACAATTTAATGCAGGTGAAGCAAACGCACAAAATCAATTCAATGCTTCAATAGTTGATGCAAGAGATAAGTTTAACGCTAATATGCAATACGCTATTGACCAATCTAATACTCAATGGAGAAGACAAGTCAACACAGCAAATACTGCGTTACAAAATGAGACTAACAGATTGAATGTACAAAATCAATTTAACGCAAGTCAAAACGCCTTAAACAACTTATGGCAAAAATACAGAGACAATGCTTCTTGGAACTTTCAAAAGTCAGAGTCACAGTTGCAAAGACAGCATGAGGTTGGTATAATGGCTATGGAATTTGCCAACTCTAAAGAAATATATGATAAAGAACAGAAAGACAACTTAGCTGCAGGTGTAGGAAACTGGATAGCAGCTTGGATGGGGAGTAGTTAAACATGGATTTTGGAACAGCTTTCGCTATAGGATCAACTTTACTAAGTTTTGTAGGTGGTGGTAAGGGAGATTCCACTGCAGGCGGTGGTGGTATGGATATTGGTGGAGACACTAGTGGAGGTATTGGAAGTGCTTTAGGCTTTATACAAAAGGGAGCTAAAGCATATAATGTTATGAGGGGTGCTGATACTAAAAACCCTCAACCCTTTCAAACAGTATCTGCACCAGAGACAGGTAAGTACTACCAACGTTTTAAACAATCAGGTGCGACTCAACTATCAACACCTCAAGCTCAAACCTACGCAGGGTATAGAAATCCAGATCTATCAACTGCGATAGCAAACTTAGTTAACAATGCACAGAACACACAAATGCAACAACTCATGGCTCAGTATAGTGTAGTTCAACCCAATAAGCCTATAAACAGGCAAATAACACGAACTGAACCATCAGTACTATCAAGTATAGGAGTAGGATAAAAATGGAAATATTGCCACCTAGAGGTTCAATAGAAGCAAAAGATCCGTTTGCTGTAGCTCCCCCGGGACACTCTTTAACAGAAGATAACTCTAAATGGGCGTGGGGTAAGCCACCTAGATATGTAGATCCTGATGTTGTTATGGACAAAGCCATAGAGTCACTTAAGCAACCTAGAATTAAAGAAGAGATGATGAAACTACTAATAGTAGGAGCATCTGTAGAAGTGCTAGTAGAAGGCTACATTATGCAAGGTTTTCAGGAAGGTAGGTTTAATCCAGATGTAGGACTATTAATTAAAGGTCCTTTGTCTTTGTACATTGCTAACATGGCAGAAGAAGCAGGTATACCTTACAGACTGTTTGAAAATAGTGATGCTCTTGAAGAGGGTAAAATGAACGATGAAACTTTTTTTAGGATGATGCAAGATAATAATCCTGAAATGTTCAACTTTGTAAGAGAAACAATTAACGCAGGTATACGTAAGGGATATTCCAATCAACCGCCTGAAGAAGATAATTTTATGTCTATGGAAGGAGAAACTGAATAATGGGTTTCGCATCAGCATTTGCATCAGGTCTTATAAGAGGCTTTAATCAAAATATTTTACGAGAACAAGAAGCACGAGCAAAAGAAGAACAAAAGTTAGACGCCTACGAAGCTATGATATTTAAAACAGCTATGGAAGGTGGCGACGACGTTAATGTAGATGCTATAAATAAGATAAGTGGAATCGTAAAAAGTGGTAGAAAACAGCTTGAAGATCGTGGTGGTATAGATATATTTGGTAGACCTAGTGAACGTCTGAAGTTAGACATGCTCAACACAGCAGGTATAGTTAATAACACAAACAATACTTACAAAATAGGCAGTGTCAATATGCCTGTC